TAAAAATAAAGGTAGAGATGTATACTTTAACCTAGAGACAAACAAGAAGAAACTGTTGACAGTTCCTTACGGTGAGAACCATTTATTTATCTTGGCATCACACCTGAAGTCAGATGATGGAATTGAGACACTTAGATTACTTGAGAGTCATTTAGATTAATATTTTTTTAGTATCTTTGCAAGGATTATTAATCATAAACAAAAGATAAAAATGGAAAAATTTTTAAGTATTCCTGTAACTAACGAGCAATTTCAAATTGTATCTGCTACAGACATTAAACTTATCGAGCAAGCATCGACTACTACTGTTACCATCACTTACGGTGGAGGTAAAGTTGTTACTATCACTCACGCTACTGCTGGTGCTGGTGTTGAAACAGAAAGAGACGCTATTGAAGCGGCTGTTGTTGCAGCGTTAGGTGAGGGATGGACAAAAGTAACTTACGATGTTACATTATTACCGTTTGCTGTTTCTGGAATAGCTATTGCGTAATTGTTTTTGTTCTTAAGGAAAGCTAAAGGCACTCTAATCAGAGTGCTTTTTTTTATTATCTTTGTAAAAAGTTTTTAATATGATAAACTCAGTTAGAAATACAGTTCTATCTGTTATAAATAAGAATAACTACGGCTATATTACACCTGCTGATTTCAACTTATTTGCCAAGCAGGCACAGATGGAATTATACGAGGAGTACTACTCTTCCTATAACAAGACCATCAATATGGAGAATGCTCGTATGTCAGGTACTGAATACGCTGATATTGAGCAGCCGATAGCCGAGACTCTTGAGTCTTTCTTGGTTACATCAAATTTAGATAATTATAGTGCAAATCAGTGGCTAGCTCCTTCAGAAGATACGACTGGAAGCGCAGCATATATGATATTAAGGATAGACTGTCTTAATGATTTAGGCAGTAGAATCGGTACAGCTGAAAAGGTTTCTAATGCAAGGATAATGATGCTTTCAGACTCTAACTTAACTGGACCATCGTTGATGTACCCAGTATATACATACGAGCAGAATACAGTAGGAACATCTACCATTGTATTATATCCTGACACAATCAGTGATACAAATGATTATGATATAAGATGCACCTACTTTACGTATCCTAAGGATCCTAAGTGGACATACATTACGCTTATTGATGGTGAGCCGATGTTTGATCAGTCTCAACCAGATTACCAAGACTTTCAACTTCCTGCAGAGGATGAGTATAAACTGGCTATGAAGATACTTCAGTACTCAGGAATATCTATAAGAGAACAAGAGGTTGCTGCTTACGCATTAGGTCAAGAACAACACGAACAACCAACATTTAGTCAACAACAATAATTATGGCATACTTAACTGGCTATCAATACTATGAGAACGCTGGAGATTCTCCAGAGAGTGAAAACTGGGGAACGTACCAGTATGTATCACTAAAGGATATAGTTAACAACTTTATGTTGATGTATGTAGGTAACAATAAGCTTGTTAATAATGTTGACAAGTACGAGATCCTTTTTCACGCAAAGAGAGGTATTCAAGAATTGAATTACGATGCCTTGAAAGAGATTAAGATAGTGGAGCTTAGTATATGTGACGACCTTAAGTTGGTTCTGCCACCAGACTACGTGAACTACGTTAGAATATCATTGTACAAGGACGGTGTGTTAAGACCACTGACTGAGAACATTCAGACAAACTATAGTAACTCATACCTACAGGATAACAGCTGTAGAGTATTGTTCGATCAGGACGGAAACGTGTTAGAGGGTACATCTATATTAGACTACGATAGAATACATAAGTTAAATAAGAGCATCTACCTAGGTGACGGTGATTTTAACGGTATGGAAGGATACAATCTTGACGGTAAGTGGTACTTCAACCACACTATTGGGGCAAGATTTGGTTTGAATACAGAGACTGCAAACGTAAACCCTACGTACAGAATAGACAAGAAGTCAGGCGTTATAAACTTTGGATCAGGAATGGCTGGTCAGCTTTGCATACTTGAGTATGTTACTGATGGTATGGAGGGAGGAGACGACTCTGAGGTTACTGTAAATAAGATGGCTGAGGAGTTCTTGTACGCATACATTAAGTATAACGTGCTTACAAACAAGTACGGAGTTCAGGAGTATGTTGTGAATAGAGCTAAGAAAGAGAAGACAGCCCTTTTAAGAAACGCAAAAATAAGATTGAGTAACATACACCCTGGAAGATTATTGATGAATATGAGGGGAAAAGATAAGTGGATTAAATAAGTATGGATTTAAATACTACGTTCCTTAAGGGTAGAATGAATAAGTCGCTTGACGAGAGAGTTCTTCCAGATGGAGAATATATTGACGCGTTAAATATAAGGATAGGATCTACTGAAAACAATAGCGTTGGTGCTATTGAGAACTCATTAGGTAACACTAAGATAACGTCTATTCTTTATGAAGGCGATCCTTTATCTACCAACGCAAAATGTATTGGTGCGTATGAGGATAGCCAACACGAGACAATATACTGGTTCGTAACAGATCCAGGGAATGTAGATATGGTTCTATCTTACAACGACAGAACAAGTACACTTATATATCACGTAATATCTACCACAGTACTTAACTTTGACACTCAGTATCTGGTTAATGGAATAGATTTAATTGATGGTCTATTATTCTGGACGGATAATCTTAATCCTCCAAGAAGAATAAATACAAGAGGATCGTACGCATACCCTACAATGGGGGTAGATAACATTACAGAGGACGATATCTCTGTTATTGTTTCTCCACCGTTAGAGTCACCAATAGTTATTGCGAATCCGTTATCTGGAGAGAAGAACTATATGACTGATAAGTTCATATCATTTTCTTATAGATATAAGTACAAGGATGGAGAGTATAGTGCGTTATCACAGTTCAGTGACATAGCGTTTGAGCCAAAGGCATTTTTTGTTGACTATACATTTTATGGTAATGGAGCAATGCAGAATTTATATAATTCTGTAAATGTTTCATTTAATACTGGAAACGAAAATGTTATACAGATTGACTTATGCTTTAAACTGTCTGACTCAAGTATTGTTAACATTATAGAGAGATACATAAAGGATGAGAATGGATGGGGAGATGATCAGATTCAATCAATTAATTTTGATAACAAAAAAATATACACTTCACTTCCAAGTTCAGAGCTGACAAGATTATTTGATAACGTGCCTCTAACGGCTAAGTCTCAGACCACTATGGGTAATAGGCTTATGTACGGAAACTACGTAGACGGTTATGATATTGACACAAATATTAACTATGATGTTGTTGGCGTTAGCGAGGACATAAATGTGTCTGAAATACAAGTTACAAACGAAACTGGAGTAGTTTATAATATAAACCCTTTAGATCCAAAAACAATCGCTGGAAGTAAAATAAAATTAGACTTCACAGGGGTTACAATAGAACAAAATTCAATACTTAATATTGATTTTTCTATTATTCATAATATATTTGGAGGCAGTGATTTATATGATGGTGTTGGTTCATGTGCAGCTCCGCAGAATAACTACGAATATAATTATTCTTTTAACATACAGAATGACTTTGCCAGTGCTTATCAACTATCTGTAGATCCTGGATTTATTGCAAGTATATATAATAGCTTACCTATATTAAACTGTGGTGATGGATTTTCTGTTACTGACGACTTTAACTGTGCAATAACAGCTAAGGATGTTATATGTGCCCCTGTAAATGACGGTTGGGAAAAAGAAGGTAGTGGTATTAGTGCTATTGGTCAAGGATTTACAATAACATCATCTCCTTTAGATCCTAATATAATATACATACAGATTCCTGCTATGGAGTTTGTAGGTTTTGATGACGACACAAGTTTAAATGTATATGCTTATGAGTACTTTTCAGATGCAAATACTATAGCGTCTATAACAAAAATAAATTCAAGAAGAAGTCTACACAGCAATAGAGATTTTGAGGTAGGTATTGTATATCAAGACGAGTACCTAAGAAGTTCTACTGCATTAGTTTGTGATGGAAACACAGTGTTCTTTCCAGCTTCAGCTTCTGATACGAAAAACTTCATAGTTGCTACAATAAATAACTTAGCTCCTTCTTGGGCTAAGAGATATAAGTTTGTAGTAAAACCTTCTAAGTCAAAGTATGAGACAATTTACACAAGTTTATTTTTCCCTGATACTACTGGATTTACTTGGTTTAAGTTAGAGGGAGAGAATATAAGCAAGGCAAGAGTTGGTGATACTCTTATTGTAAAGATGGATACTGATGGCTATGTTAATTCTTTAGTTACTACTGAAGTTTTAGAGGTTAAGGCTCAGTCTAATAATTTTATAAGTGGAGCCAATGATGACAATATAGTATACGAGCCAGCTGGAACTTATATGAGACTAAAGGCTTCTGAATTTCAAGCAGAGTATAGAGAAAATTCATTTATAGAGCCTTCAGTTAAAAGAGGAAGTCCAGGATATCCTAGGGGTAGTTCATACAGACAAAATGCTGTTTTGTTTTTTTATGAAAACCCTGATTTTGATCCAATATCTCCTAATTCATCATTAAATCAGAGGTACATACCTTACGATATTCCTGCTGGAAGTATTGTAAATATAAAGTGGAGAATAAAAAGAAATTCAGCTGGATTAGATGCTGGATGTGGATCTTATAGTTATTTATATCAGAAATCATTTGTAGCAAATTCAGACTATGATAGCTTTTATACTTTCTGTATAGAGCAAAATATAAATTTTGAAGAAGGTATTCAAGGAGGTGGAGATGAACTTGCTGATGTAACAACTACGGTACAATATAATACCTTAAACGACACTGGTATATTTAATAATACAACAACAGCAAGTAATGGATCTACAGTCCCTGTGTATCCTTTTATTGAGCCTTTTGATCAAACTGCGTTAAATCAAGTTGGATTTGGACAGACTGAGGAGGATGGGGTTTCTGATGGAAGTATGTATTTAATTGTAGCGTCTGGAATCCCAGGTTGTAGCGGAAAAACAGCATACAACGATATAGTTATAACCATACAACAGGCTAATGGTACATTAGTGTTTGAAACAGAGGCTCTTGATGCTGATGGAGAGATATTTTACGAGGGTAGCGATAGCTTCCCTATAGATGAGGATAGATTCCATATGAGCGGTGACGCAGATGCAGACCAAAACCAGACATCTTCATTGCCAGCTGTTGTTACGCTTAACTTCTTTGACTGCTTTAGTTTTGGTAACGGAGTTGAGAGTTATAAGATAAATGACTCACTTACTGGTGATCCGTTCTACTTAGGTGAGCGTGTTACAGCTGTGGCTCAGGAGCAGTACAGAAAGGCTGACAGGTATGCCTCTATGACGTACAGTGGTATATACAATGCAGAGACAAACATAAACAAGTTAAACGAGTTCAACCTATCACTAGCAAACTTTAAGGACCTAGAGAAGTCTTTCGGACCTATCAATAGACTGTATGCTAGACGTACGGATGTTTTAGTTTTGCAGGAGGATAAGGTGTCATATATTTTAGCTGGCAAGAACTTACTGTCTGACTCCGCTGGAGGTGGACAGATTGCATCTATACCAGAGGTACTTGGTACTCAGATCGCAAGGATTGAGGACTACGGAATAAGTAATAACCCAGAGAGCTTTGCTGTGTTTGGTGGTGAGGTTTACTTTACAGATATCAAGCGTAATTCAGTGTTAAACCTAAGAGGTGGATCAGCTCAGAGTGATGCGCTTAGTGTTGTATCTGATATGGGTATGAAGTACTGGTTCAGAGACGAGTTCAAGAACTCGCCAAATTACTTTAAGATAGGTGGTTACGATCCGTATATGGACGAGTACGTGCTTCACTTGACTGAGACAGCTATGCCTACAGAGTTAGATGTGTACGGGTGTGGTGTTACTATATCTAAAAATAATGTGAACGGGGTGTATGAGTTTGACGTAGAGATAGGTAATGATATAGGAGAGGTTACTGTAAGTCTTACGTTGTTTGACGGAGAGGTTGATATTACGGTTGAGTACGATGGTGGTGTTATATCGGATGAAAATTATACTGATCCTGACACCTATGATTTTACATTTCAAAAGACAGAGGTTCTTCCTAACACTATTAGGGTTACTATAACGTCTACTGACGCGTCTTACTCTACAAGCACATCGTGCGTAAATATAGTAGATTTCTTGACGGTTTACAGAGTTGTATATAACAACCCTAATTCAGAGGAGCAGACAATACATAACAGTTACAAATGGACTTTAGGAAGTTTTAACAGTCCATTCTTAAATGAACTTATAACTATGCAGGCAGATGGTGTGTCATTATACGAGAGTCAGTTCGGAGGACTTTCTCAAGGTATGATACCAGCTGACGGAAGTAATATAACACTTGTTTCACAAAAGAGAGCTGGAGATACATTTATATTTGATCCAGATCTTAACTCGTTCAAGTACTTAATATCTAATAACTTGTATACTGCTGAGGAGTTGTTACCTCTATTAAATACT